CTTCTACCTCAGCAGCTTCCTCTTCCATTTCTTTTTTCTCAAAAGAAGCGATAATACCCTCTTCTTCAATTTTAAGAATCATGTCCTCAGCCATTTCGTACTCTCCTACAGGTAAAGGAATACGCTCGTCCTCATTAACGATAAATACAGGCTGTCCAGCTTCGAATGCTTCAGCTTCTAAAGCTGCTTGTCCGTCCGCTGTTAAAATTTGCTCTAGCTTTACTTCTACGGCTTTTAAACCTATCTTACGAAGTAGCTCGTTTACTTGTTCTTTCATTTCTATTTTATTTAACTTATTAATTGCCCATTCAATACCCGAAGTTCCTCCCCAAGCGTCCCACATTAAACCACCGCAGCCCTCGCTATAAGGTACGTCTTTATGCTGCTGGTGTCTTTTGAAGCTTGCCATACGAGCGATAGTATCTCTACTTATCGGCTCTCTGTTTGCTAGTTGGTTAGCTCTCGCCTTTCCTGTAGCTTCTCCGCAAGTACCCCAGCCATGTTTCTCTACCCATTCAAGCGCTCTCTTTGCGTTGTTAGTTGCGCTCTGAGGATAGTCTGTGTAACTCTCTAAAAGAACTTTCATTATTAAATACGTTTTATTTTCTGTTTGTTATAAATTTAACTAGAAACGCGGGTAATAGTTCGCGTTGTGTCCTCGTTTACAACGGTTGAATTATTAGTGTTTACAGTGCTTCCTATTCCTTGCGCTCCTATGCTTCCGTCGCAGCATTTACGACTATAAGTTTTGCCGTCTTTACACAGGCAACCTCTACGCCCTCCTCTCGGGCTTGTTCTACTCGGTGTCATATATGTACTTGTGTTCGTTGAATAAAATAAATTACGTCGTATATCTCCCCGTTATCACTAGGCAGCATCTTAACGCTTAAGCCGTTTGTTACTACGTCTGAATCTGAGTAATATTGAAACTGCTTCGTGTAGGTATGCTCTACGTCATTACCTTTAGGGAAAACTATAATATCTCTTACCCTTTCGTAAGGCGTGCCGTTTCCACCTTGTAAGTAAATATCGATATAGCCGTTAGCGTTGCTTATCTTAGCCTTAAATGCTATAGTAATTATATATACGTCGTTCTCGTTTTCGGCAAATAGCTTACTTCCATTATAATAAGCCGTAGAACTGTTTATGTAGGTGTTTAATACAGTGCCAGCGTTGTTAGGTACAGTAAACTCCGTAGCAGTTGTAAACGCATAAGATGAAGCACTTGTGTATTGTGTGTCGTCGTACCTTGCCCAGCCTAAACCTAAGCCCGAACTTTGAGCTGGGTATACTTTAACCATCTCATCATTAAAACCCATGTAAAGCGCCTCGTTAGTAACTAGCATTGCACCCTGTTCTACGTTCACGCTGTTAACTTGCTCTAGGTCGCTTTCCTGTACGTGTACTCTAAAAGAAGTGTTTTTAGTTGTCGCCATTTACTAAAGCTTTTAGTTCCTCGATTATCTCGTTTTCGCTGCTCATCTCTAAAGCTTCTAAGCCTTGGTAAATACCCTCAATAGAAAACCCTTTATAGTCGCCCGCTTTTATTTTCTCCCATTCGTTGTCGTTATATACTTTCATAGTAATAGCCCAACTTCCTACAGGTGCTTTAAGGTTGTATAACGCTGTTTTATCCTTGTCTGTGTCCTCAACTAGCCAACTTTCAATAACACTCACCCCAGTAACTGGTCGCTCGTGTTCAGAAGTCACGTTATTAAGGTTCAACTTTTTCATAAATAGCTCCGCAGTTTTGTAGATAGTCTCTTTTGAGAAGTAAATGTTAAACTCCTTTTCTTTAATCTTACGATAAATGCGCTTTTCAGGTACTAAAGCAAGCCCTGTTACTATACGCTTTTCGTCGTCTACTACTTTTAACTCCATCTTATAACCCGACAAGGCTACAAAGTTTTCCTCGATAGCGGGGTTTTCTACTAACGAAACGGCAAATACTCCGTCCTCGTTTTCGTCCTTAATGAATAATTCTACTTCTTGTAATTCCATAACTTATTTACGTTTAAAGTGTACTTTGTTGTATTTTGTTTCTTTCGAGCGACTGAGCCGAGGTAACATCACCAGCTACTACATACGCCTGTAAAGGTTGCTGCCCTAGTGTCTGCGCTAGTTGGTTAGTGCCTGTGTTACCCACTACGTTAAAAGTCGCGGGGTTAGATAGTTCTGCGGGCGGGTTAGAAGCTCCAGCACCTCCACCAGCACCGCCTGAGCCACCGCCTTGATATTGTTGTCTAGCAATAGTCGCCACGTTAGCAAGTCCAGCAGCAACAGCAGCAGCAGCAGCAATAAAAGGAGCAGCGGGGTTAGCAATACCTAACGGACTAGCAGCAGTCGAAGCAAAAGCAGCCGTAGCACCTTTATAAGTGTCTATAGTTGCTTGTGCTATACTAATAGCCTTGCTTATGTTAAAAGCTCTTCTTTGCTGTTCCTCGTTTTCACCAGCGAACGCATTTACTAGGCTTCCTATTCCTTGCAAAGTTGCACCCGCTAATTCTAGCTTCGCGTTTTGTAACTCTCTTTCTCTTTGTAGTTCTGCTTCGGCTAGTTCTTTCTTTTTGTTATCGGCTTCTATTGCAGCATCTACTTTAGCTTCTTCGGCTGCTAGTTCAGCATCTAAGCTCGCTTGTATCTCTGCATCTACAGTAGATAGTCTTTCTAAGTGCTGAGCTTGAAATTCTTTCTCTAACTCCTCCTGTTGCTTTAATCTTTCCTCAAGGTCTTTTAAAAAATTATCGGCATCTCTGCGAAGTCTAGCCTCTTCCTCCATTTCGGCTATTATACGTGCTTTTCGTTTTTCAAAAGCTTCCTTTCTTATTTTCTCCTTTTCCTCCTCCGCTTCTCTCGTAGTTCTTACATCGTCTAACTTAATTTGCTCTAATAAAGTTTTAGACTCCTTTTGAGCAGCTAGCATAGCTTCATTGACCTTGTCAATTTTAGCATTAATGTCGTCAGCTTGCTCCTGTGTTAATTCTCCGCTTTGGTATAATAAGTCATACATAGCACCAAGCGCATCACCCTGTTTCTTTAGTTGTACCTGTAATTCATTGTTTGACTTTATACGCTCCATTCTATTTTTACGAACAGCCTTAAAAATATCCTCCTCAGCGTCTCCGCGAGCTTTCATCATTTCAACCTCAAACTTACGAAGCCCCTCTATCTCGTCGCGCTCTTTAGAAATAGCCTCAATACGCTTTCCTTGTTGTTCTATGAACTCCTCGGTACGTCTTAGATTTTCTTGGTGTAAAGTTTCCGCTGCATCGTCTGTAATACCTAGCCAATTAGTAATAGCTTCAAAATTAGAAATTAAAGCAGCTATACCCGCTATAAGAGCAGTTATAGCAGTAATTATTAAGCCTATCGGGTTAGCTTTCATGGCTACGTTAAGCACCTTTTGAGCTACAGCACTAGAACGGATAGCAACTCCTAACGCTTTAAAACTTGCTACGCTTTCTCTAATACCTTGAAAACCTTGAGCAATAGCCGAAGCACTTTGAACGCGAAGTAAAGCCTCCTCTACCTTTTCACTCTCTACGCCCATAGCACCCATAGCACCAGCGCCAAGTTCAAAAGCAGAAGTAATACCTCCTAAAGCACCGCCTAAGTTTTGCGCTAAAGTTTGGCTCATACCGTCGACTACCATATCAGTGTCAACGATTACCTTTTTCATTTTTCCGACCTCGGCTGTAAGGTCTTTAAATTCCTGAGTTCCTTGCTCTCCAGCAATAGCCATTTCGTAGAGTCTATCCTCTAGCTCTCCTATACGACCCGACAAAGGCTGTATCTCTCCGTATACATCCTCGAAGCTGCCACCTAATTCATCTAGTGACTTGGTAGCCTGTTTAGCATCTACCTTTATTTCTATTGTTTTCTCTATTGCCATGCTTTACGTCTTTTCTCTTGTTTCATTTTGCCCTTAATAGTAGTCTCGAGCTTGTACTTTCCTTTAGCTATGTCCACGTTTTCACTAACCGCGTGCCAGTCGCTCATCTTTAACAATTCTAGTATATGCTTCATTGCTGTAATTTGTCTAAGTTCTCTTGTAATAAATACCCAAAGTCTTCAGTTAATATAAACCCTACGCTTGAGCCTTGAGTAATTACATAAGGTTCGCTTTTGTATAGGTTTCCGTCACCGTCGTAAAATTCTACATCGTAATAAGCAGACCTCGTGTTACCTGTTGCGTTCGCTGCTACGTCAAATTCTACATTCACTTCGCCCGACTGCTTAACAAGCGTTATAGGTGTCGTAGTTATCCAAGGGTAAGGCGTTGCGGGTACGATAGTCCAATAACCGCCCTTACTAGGTTTAATAGGCTTAATAGGTAGAACTAAGTCGCCACCGTCTACAGGTAAAGGAGGAGCTGGAGGTGGTACAGTCCTTGGCTGTGTCACTATGTCAGTAATTAACTCAAGCGTTACTTTTCCAGTAGTTAGCTGCGACTTCATTAAGTTAATTCTGTACTTTTTATCACGTATTATTAGCGCATCGTTTAACTGAATAGAATTAAGTAACCTTAAAGGTAGATTTGTTTCCACCGTTACAACCCTTGCTTTATTGCTAAACAAGTTTTGTAAATACGCTCTATAATATATGTTATAAAGTGAATTGCTAACAGGCTCTAAACTCAGCGAGCTAATCTCTTCGTTAAAGTTAATAGAGTAGTCGGCAGCGTTATAAAATATCTCCTGTCCGAAAGGCATATAGCTTGTAATCTCCTCAGGCGTTACTCCATTAGTCAAGTAAAAAGATACCGTCTTACTATCGTATAAATATAACATTACGGGAGCTGGTATGTAAGGCGTATAGCTAGGTGCCTCTTCTAGTGAATAGCTTACTTGTAAATCTGTATCTGTAAATTTATTAAATAGTAAAGTTTCAAAGGGTAGCTCTATTTTAAAGTCTCCTCCGTCGTAGCCAAAGTAATTACGTAGCGTTCCGTATTGTAAGTTGTTTATGTCCTTGTACGCCTCGTTTAAAAAAGCCTTGCTCTCTTTCCAATTAAACTCTATATTGTTATATAACTTAGGTCTGTCAATCTTTATTTTACTAACGTCCGTATACTCGGTTATATCTATCTCTTCGCCTAGGCTGTACCAAAACTCTAAGGGCTCAACTTGAAAGGTGTTTTCATCTGTAGGATAGCAAGTCAAGTTAAACATTCTAAGCACTCCCGAAAAGTAATCGCTTACTAACATATCAGGAGCAGACAAAGATATATTTAAGTCGCTGCTCATTGTGTTGCCTAAAGTCTCAAATTGACAAGCATACTCAGCTACTTCGGGTACGCTTACCCCTCCATCGTCAAATAGATAGCCCGCTACAAACTTATAAGCTATACTAAAATTAAAGTTTACAGGTGTGTTTTCCGCTCTTACCTCAAAAGTGTATGTATCGTTTAAGCCTTGCACGTTGTTAACAGAAGTAACAGGGTTAAATAAAGTATCTCCTGAGGCTGCTATACTGTTTACTATTACGCCATTTCTGAACACATCTAAATAATACGTATTCGAGCTACTCGTGTTGCCTACATAAATAGTTATGCTATGCGCTGCATCTCCAAACCAGTTTATGAAGTTAGGAGGGTTAGGAGTAATAAGGTTTAAGTTTACATAGTTCACTCTTACCTCGTTTGTAAAAATACCCGCGTTCTGTCCGTTAAACTCAGTTATGCACGTAGTGTTACTAGGGTTAAAAGCTAAAGGTAAAGCCGTAACATTAAAAGTAGGAGCGTCCGCGTTTTTCCACCATGTATAAAGCTTCTTAAATCTGTTATTCGTTAGAAAGTTTCCCGTAAATGTAACCCCGTAGGTGTCCTCTATTGCTTCTATAATTTTAGGCACTCTAACCGCTGGCTGTAGCTCGGTATAATTGATAGCCCCCGCACTTGTTTCTATATCGTTACTCGAAAGGTCGCCGTACTCCCAAACTCGCTCGCTAGAAATAAGCGGAAAACGTATATCCTCCTCAGCAGTCGAAGTAATACTATTCTTTACATTTGCATAGGTGTACTCAAAACTTAAACTGCTATAGTCTAAGTCTCTTAGCTTATCATCTCCGAAAAGGTCTTTAAGCGTAACAACATCACCATAGAAAGTAATACTGTAGTGTTGTGCTTCTCCCTCTACTAACTCAGCACCCTCGAGCTGTATCTTACCTCTTCTAAAAGGCGTGTAGTTTATTTCTATTCTCGCTGGTTGTCTTTCCTTGGCTATAAAGCCGTCTTCTACATCGTTCTGATAGTAGTGTTTAAATATCTCATTGTTTCGAGGTGAAGCGGGTACAGTAAACTGCTGCGAAAAGTCAGTGAATACTTTCGCAATGTCGTTAATGTTTTGAATACTTGAGCTTACCTCTATATTCTCATCGTCGAATAAGTCTAATATCTCATCGTTTATGTATATCTGTACCGTCCGCATTATATAACGTAGTTTAGTTGGTTATGGCTGTACTCAAACTCTACCCTGTAATTAATTAGTTTGTCGTTTATATGCTCCTGTAGTTTTACGTTTTGAGTTCTTAGCTTTACAGGCTCGTTATCTAGCATTATCTTTTCACTTAATAACATTGCTTTCATTACGTTGCTGTAAGTCTCAGGTACGAAGCCAGTGTTGGCTGTTACGCTTTTTTTCGCGTTTCTGTTAAATACCTGTCTCCTGTTTTCGTAAATGTCGTAATTGATACTAGACGGCATTAAGTTGTATTCCGTTCCTGTTGCTTCGAAGTTACGCTCGCTTGCTTTAAAGAAAATAATCTGCTGCCATACGCCGTACTGGTTAATGAAGTCACAAACTAAAGGCGTGTACTTAGGTTCGCATATCGGCTCAAAGGTGTAAGTACGTACAGGGAAGCCCGCTTCGTAAATCTCTACTACGTTAGTTACTCCTATATGGCTGGGATGTACGTAAGGCACGAATTTAACTCCGTTGTTTAGGCTTATAGAATCTGTTGAATTGTAAACCGCTTGCGTTAAACTTCCTGAGACGTTATTAAAGTATATACCTCCTCCGTTGCCTGTCTCCTGTACATAATAAGTGCCTTCATCTAAAAATACTGCGCTGTCTGTTATTCCGCTTGTGTCTCCAAGACTAGGGTTATATCCTTGCTCGTAATATCCGAAGCCGTCAAAAGCTACATAGTCTGTTGTGGTGTCGAGTACCTCGTTTACGTAGACTTTTACGCGAATAAAACAATACTCATTGTTACCCGCTGCTGTCTCTACAGATGCGCTTGTAAACTTCTGAAAAGATATGTACTCCCTACAGTAAGGGCTTATATCAAAGTGCGCTGTAGTTGCTACTGAGCTAGGTATAACTTTGCTTAGTGTGTAAGTAGGTGTACTAGGTACTCCTGAGGGTAGGTTAAAAATATATAGTTCCGCTTTTACGACGTTTCCCACTGAGCTAGTCTTACTAACTATGTAAGGGCTGCGTACAAATATGCTAGTTGCCATCAGGTAAATTATTAGTTGTGAATGTTAAAAAGTCTTCTAAGTCTAAACCAAACTTCTCTATTAAGTCATCAGGTAATCGTTTAAACGCTGCTTCAAAAGGTTTAGTAAAGAACATAGATGGGGCTATACCTCTAAAATAGATATTGCTTGCGATTATCTGAGCCATTGTTTTATATGTTCCCTCTTTGAATCGTCCTTTATCGTCGCGCAGTCTATAACCTCTTTTCTTTACCCATTTCTCTATGTTATTGACAAACTTACCCCACGTTCCTTTGTGCGAACCGCTACCGAATCTATAGCGACTATTTGGTGCTTGTTGCCCTCGCTTTGTTCTATCCCCTCCGCGTACTTTGCTAGGGTCTTTACCCCTTACCCCTTCGTCTTGAAACTTACCGTAAGCCTCCATAAGAAACGCTAAACTAAAAGAGTTCTTTGTTACGTTTAAATCAAAATCTAACGACCTGTAAAGCTCCTTACTTGCGTTCTTTCCTTTTCGCGTTAAGTTGCTACGGCTTGACTTAATCACTGCCTTAGCGAATTTACTAAGCTCTATTTTTACTTCGTCACTTAACATATAGTCATGTCGTTAGGTACTAATATATCAAAGGTAACAGCCCAGCCCGCCAAGTAGTTTTCGAACCTTTCTGTAAAAGGCTCTATTGTAGGGTCTCCGTCTATTCTGAAAGTTCTTACGTTGTCTCCTCTGTCGAATATCTCAAGCATACGAAGTGCTACAGCTAACTGAGTGTTTAATACGTCTTGTTCGTCGTCGTTGCCTCTGAATATATCTGTAGTCTCGGTCTTACTTTTGTCTACTATATCCATGCACATAACAGTAACGCTAAACCTTAATATATTGCTTTCCCTGTTTACGCTGTTTACCATTATATGGCTTAAAGGAAAGATAGTCTGCTTGCTTAAGTCAACGTCGAATATATCTCCTTGAGTTACCGTGTTAACGAATACATCAGCATCGAGCTGTGCCTTAATAGTTGTTAGTATATCATAATATGCTGTCATCTTTTAAACTGTTTCTTTATCTCGTTTGTTTCTATTCTGTTTTTCTCGCTTTCAAAAGTGAGGTAGGTAAGAGCTGTTGAAAGTCGGAGTTTAGTGACTGCTTCAAAGTTCCTAACATCTCCTCTAGCGAGTTGATAGATTGAGCTATACCAGCCCCATTTTCTCCCGAACTGGGCCCTAGTTGAATAATCGCCCTCCCCTCCTTCTCTAAATAACTCGGTAAAGCTGCTAGTAACTCGCTTCCTAAATTCCAAAAAAAAACCTGTGCGCCTAACACTACATCTAAAGGCATTAGCTTCATTAGTTCCGCGTATTCATCCGTTCCATCGTAGTCTACTATTTTGTATTCCTCCTTTATCTGAGTTCCGATAGGTCTGAATAGTACAGCCATTGCTCTGTGCATATTGCTCCAGTCTCCTATGTACTTATCTAAATCCACGTACTCCCCGAAAGTCATAGCGTCAAGGTCAGGAACAAAACCAAATTTAAACCCCTTTAACTCGAACTTGTTTACTAGCTGTTTCTCTTGAATAAATAAGTTGTCTAGGTGTAAGCATACCTCCTCTACAGAAGCACGCTCTATCAGCTTTACTTTGTCTGCTGGTATCAAACAAAAGCATTCAATCATTAACGCCTTTAGCTCGTTCTCTTCTAAACCTTTCGCACGTTCTAAAAAGTGCTGGTATTGTGCGAGCGTTATCTCTCTTAAGCTCTCAGGAAGTTGTATCTTAACTTTCATAAATTATATACGTTTAATTGTGTTTTTGTATTAAGTCGGTAGTGAGAGGGGTGGCTAGTTAACTTAGCCGCTATGCACTTAACATTATTCCCCTCCCATTTCTTAAGTTAACCTACCTTATATGATATTCTCCCCTAGTCGGGTTTTCTAGTTGATAGCTTACCGCGTACCTAAGTGCGTCGATAGCATGGTTGTATTTATCCACGGGCGTGCTGCTTTTCTTTTCTAACCAACAGTAGTTGTTTAGTTCCTTGATTAAGTCGGTACTTCCCTCATCTATAATTAAGTCGAAGTCCTGAAGCAATGCTATCCCGTAAGTTACTGAACCTTGCCCCTTAATTGTAGGTACTATGTTATTACTTACGCTTAACTCACTTATTAACCTTGGCTCTGCTGAATCCGCTACTATTAGACTGCTTCCCGCAAATCGTTTGTTTAGTTCTGCTATCTGTGAAGTCGTTAACGCTTGCTTATAGTAATGTAGTTTAATGTATATTTTCTTGTTTGCCTTGTCTATGCTTGTCTCTACTAAAGTAGTCGGGTCCGCTGAGAATCCGAAGTCTTGCCCGAATACGCTCGGTGCTGCTTGCTCAAACTTGCCTATTGTCCAGTTGCTAAATATAACGCCCTCTGCTTTGTCGAGCCAACCTCCTAGTATTTGGTGCTTAAACTTCTCAGGACGTCGTGTGCGTATGTTCTCTATTTGATTAATGTAACTCTCACTTAAGTTGTCTAAGTTGTCTAAATAGGTTGTGTGTATGTAAGTAGTGTCCCCCTTTGTGACGTTGCCCCCTTCCTGTATTCCTCTAGACTCAAAGAAGCGGTTATATATCCAATGCTCTTTTGTGCTAGGATTCATTATTAAAATCACCCTGTTCTGTATTCCTTTCGCCCTTACGCTTAAGTCTATCTTATCGAAAGTCTCCTCATCGGTTAGCTCTTCTGCTTCGTCGAGTACCCAAGTTGTTACGCCTTGCAAAGACTTGAGGTTAGCCGTTTGGTCTCCTGAGCTTGTCTTAATACCTCTGAATAATATACGGCTTCCCGACTGCTTGTTTATTATTTCGTCCTTGGTTATATGAAATCTATCCTGCCATCCTAGTAGCTCTATTTTCTCCAAGAACTCAGGAATAATAGATATACCAGCTGAGCGCAAAGTATAACGAGTAAAAAGGATAACATGATTAGGCTCTACGGTTAAAAGACAAAGAAGTAATCCAATAGAAAACGACTTACCCGAACCACGACCACCTGTACAAATGTAGTAGCGCGAATCATTATCTAAGACTAAATACTTTTCGTTAATCTTTATCACTCCTTACAGCTTTCAGTAAGTCATTAAAACTAACTACGTTTTCTCCTGTAGTGTGTATGTCTACGCTTTCTTTTGGCTTGCCGTAACGGTATTCAAAGTATAGTTTAATAGCTTGCATATTGCCATCCATTACTAATTCGCCTAACTTCATCATAGCCTTATCTTGGTCTATTACGTTGTCTATTCTTTCTATTAGTTTAATCTCATCAGCTTTAGGCTTTCGCCCAGCTCCTTCTCTTTTTCCTCCGTGTGCTGCCATCTTGAAAAAATTTGTTTATTCAATTCATATTTAAAAGCATATCGAACTGCTCTCTGTCTATGTCTATTATTTCCACGTCTAGGTCGTCTTCTAAGTGTTCTACAAAGTCAATTATATACTGTCCGTGTTTTACGTGTTCTATAACCTCTCTCATTAAGTCCATGTCTCCTACTGACTTGTTGAACTTTATGTAATAATACATCATTGGTATTGATTGAAAAGAGTTTGTAGTTTATTTAGTACCCCTCTAAAACAGCTTCCACAGCTTGTAGGTTTAAAGTCGTAGTGTAGAACTCTGTTGTATATTTTTACTAGTTCCTTTTGTTCGTCGGGTTTAATCATTGTCTTAGGCTTGCTAAAGAAGTCTGCTAGATAGTTATATTCATTCTCTTCTAAGCACTCAGGTTTATTATAAGGGAATATCTTATTTAGTTTCTCCTTTCTGTCGTCACATCCGCAGTCGTCACCAGCTATAAACTTAACGAGCTTTTTTATTCCTGTAGCTTCTGTTACTTTCTCTATAGTGTCACCTAAGCCCTCGGAGGTTTCCTCGTTTGCCTCGTTGAATCTTTCCTTCCATTCTTTATACTCCTTAGTTCTTTTGTCTAAGTTCTCGTAGTATTCGTTACTCTTCTCCATTGTCTTCTAGTTTAACCCCGTATACGCTTCTTTTAGGTATGTAGGGGCTTGTTATTAATTTGCGTTCCTTGTATTCGTCAAGTCCTATTCTAGTATATATGTCCTTGCTTAATATTATCTCTTCATAGTCAGGGTACTTATCTATGAAGTCGTCTATTATCTTAAATGCTTTTCCTGTTGTCATATTTTTTCGTAGTCCTCATTTATGTAGTCTTCGTAGTCTTCTCCTACTGCTTCGCTTATTCTCTCCTTACAGGTTTTGATAGTGTGAAAGATTGAGCTTAAACTTATCTTTGTTTCGTTGCTTAGTTCTCTCATGCTTCTACCGTCTTTGTATAGTTTCCAAAGCATCTCGTCGTACCAGTGCCAGTTCTCTACTTCTTCTTCTATTCTTTCGTGTATCTTTTCTAGTTCCTCTTTTCTGTCGCTACCTTCCGCGCATAAATAACGCAGCTCCTCTAAATCTATTTTGCATACTTTACTTTGCTTCCTGTGTAGGTCGTAAGTCATGTTACGTAATATATAATATACGAAAGTATCTGCAGTTTGTTTTTTAAGCTCGATATTCATAAGCTTAATGTACATCTCCTGTACTATGTCCTCGGAAAAGTCCCCTCCTCCCAAGTTCTTAACTATGTTAACCCATTTGTTATGCTGGGCGTAAATTGTTTCCATGCTGACAAATATAAATAAAAAAAGGGAAGTCGTTAAACTTCCCCCTAAACATTAAAACTAAACCATGAAACACGACAAAGATAACATTATTTCTCATAACTCAGAATAAACTTTTCGCATCTTCTTTTTACATTGCTTTCATGTAAGCCTTGAAGCTTCGCCACGTGTCTAAAACTTCGATACGTTTGAACTACTGCAGCGGTTGCTTCTATCTTAGTCCACTTAACCTCATCTCTTAACTGAGGGACTAACTCGTCTAGTTTGTTAAGTACTTCTGTTTTTTTCATATTAAAAAGGTAAGTCGTCGCTGTGCTGTGCGGCTTGTGCTACAGTTTCCTCTTTTGGCTCGTAGGTATCTAGCTTCGCATAAGGCTTGCCACTTTTACCCATTAACACACTCAAGTTAACCCAGCCGTTTTTATTGTTAGCCTTCATAAATTTCTCAAACTCTTCGACCTTTACGCTTAAATTACATAGCACGAAGTCGGGCGCGTTCTCATTCTTTTTAACGATTAAACCGTCTGCAAAAATTGTTTCCATATTTATTTTGTTAATTTACTAATTGAACTCTCAAGCATAGAATAATACTCTCTACACTCTTTTACTCTTTCTTTCATTTTGTTTACCGTGTTTTCGTTGTACTCTACCTCGAATATCTTTACACGTAAATTTTCAGGTATTCTATCGAACTGCATTTTATCTCTAACCTTTTGCTCTATCTCTAAGGCTTGCTCGTCTGTAGGATCAATAGCTTTTAGTTTCCACGTTTCTCTCCTTATCTCATCCTGTATAGCGTCCTCGGTATGATTGATTAAACAATAAGCTACGTAGCCGTTTAGCTTTCCTGTTAAGTCCATGTAAGCCAAAAGCTGGTACATATAATCTTTATTAGGCAGCTCGCTATCGAACCAAGGAAACGTAGTAGCGTCCCAGCTAGTTTTTATGTCTATAATAGAATCATCAGTAATAATATCGGGCGTTCCTACAAAGTAATCGTTTTTAAAGCGTTCCTCGTTTTTCTGAACTCCGAAGTTACCTGTAACCTTTGAGAAAAATAAGATACTTTCGTCCTCTTGGTTTGTACCCCTTTCAGTGTATCGGTTAGAGAAGTCTTTTTTAATACCGAACTCGTTATATAAAAATTGCTCTTCTACAGCAGTCTTAGCCGTCTTACTTAAAAACTCCGACTTTGTGCGAGGGTTAGCCATTATTTTGCCAACCCCCGAAGCATGACAATAGTACTGTTTCATATTTCCGTTTTTAGTTTATATAGTTTAGTTAAATCCTCATCGCTCAGCTTCTCGAATATATCAGCTAAATGGCTTCTAAATCGTGCTGGCTCGTGTGTGTACTTTCCTGTTAACTCTAAGCCTCTTTTCCTGTAGTCTGCAGTTTCTAACAAAGTGAGCTTATTAATAGTATTTTCTCTGCTCATTGTTGTAAGCTTTTAGTTTGTTCTTTAGTTAACTCAAACTTCTCTATAAGTTCCTCCTTTGTGTAAGTTCCCTCAGCAATAGCTTTAACCGCCTTGTTGAACTGAGCAGAAGTTAAACTAGCTTTCTTAACTACTTTCTTTTCCTGTTCGCCCGCTGCGTCATTATCTACGTCTGTCACAAGTCCAAGCGCAGAACTTATAGCGTAGCGACGAAAATAAGAACAACCAGCACCAAAAGACTGAAAGTCGTTCATGCCTTTTAATTGTACGTAAGGCATAGCAACCTCGCTAGATACTTTCTCTCCGCTGTCAATATGAAAGATAATAGTTTCAATGTAGTTAACGCCTTCTTTAGTTCCTAAGTGCTGCATGAAGCCTAAGCCGTGCTTTTTTAGTAAAGGGTTAATCTTTTCGAAGATAGTAGGGAGGTCAGCGTATGAATAGCCGTAGCCTTTTGTTCCCTTGTGAATCGTTGGTACTTCTTGCTGGAAATCAGCAATTGCTTTAAATAAATTTTTCATGTTTAAAAGTTTAATTGTTTATGCAAATATAGTTATTTATAATTGTTACGCAAGTTTTTTAATAGTTTTTTGTATTTTTTTGTTATTTCCTTGATTTCGTCGATAGTCATCTTTAATGGCTCTAGGTCTTTACGCTCTAACCTGTTAACTCGCTCCTCTCCTATTCTGTTTATTAATTCAATACGATAGTTTATTAAGTTACCTGAGTAGAAAGTGTTACAGCGTTCGCATTGCTTATGTACGTTGTCTTCGTTAAAGCGAAGCTCAGGAGTACTTCCTACGCTCATGTAGTGACCAGCGTTCATTTTGCCGTTGTACGTTCCGCATGAAATACAGCTTCTATCTTTATCCCTTTCACGTATGTAAGCATTAAAGGCAGCTTGTGCTAGTTTCAAGTAGTCTGAGCGGGTAAGTAACTTTTCTTTGAGTTCCTTCTTTCTGTCCTTCCATTGCTTCTCCTTTTGTAGTTTCGTGTATTCGTATCCGCACTTGGTAGAACAAACAACTTGAAGCGGGCGTAATGGCTCAAACTTCTCTTTACATACTTTGCACTTTTTAGCTCTCATAGTAACTCCTTATTTCGTTTAATTGTTTTCTTCATAATAGTAGTATTTATCAATCACCTCACAACTTGTCATATTTGTTAAGTCTAAAAGAATTTTTTTCACTTTTTCTAAAAACATTTCTTTGTTTTCGTATTTATACCATTCTCCTGTAGCTTTTTTCTTTTTAAATATTTGGTGTAGCGTATTTTCTATATCATATGGAATAGTGTAATAACCTAATATAAGAGGGTTAGCAGTGTTAAGTTGTCGTCTTCTACTTTCAAAGTCTCTAGTTTTTCCTATTTTAACTATATTAGGGTTTTCCATGAAAGCTAAGTAACATATTGTAGTACCTTTTAATTTACATACATCTGTTTTTTTAATTTTAATAAATTTTGACTGCTTCATAATAATTCTTTTACCTCGTTTAGTTGTTTTTTAAGTTCGTCTATCTCCTTATCCTTTTCAAGTAGTAACTTATACTGGTTAAAGTTTTCCCTGTTAGTCTCGGTTAACTGCTTATCTACAGAAACGAGGAAGTAATATAACTCAGTAAGCTCTTTAATACATTTGTTGTTAGTCTCTATCCATTCATGGCTAGGCTGTTTCTCCTTTACTTTCTCATTAATTGCTTTTAACTGCTCGGCTGCTAGTCTTATAGCCCCTTTGCTTAATACTACATCTATTGCGTAACTCATGGCGTTTTAATTGTGTTCCATATCTCATGCGGGTCTTCATCTAACCCGTTTTCAATATCGAAGTTAATGTTTTTAAATTTGTTTAAGTCCTCCCGCGGCTCGTTAGGTACTATCTTCTTCTGAAAAGCTTGAGGGCGTTTAATTACATCTACCCCGTTAACCGTTAACCCTAGACCAAAGTTATAGTCTAACATAATAGGCTGGTCTTGAAACGTCGGCTTACCTCCAGTATCCGTGTCTTTTATCTTTGCTACTTCAATCATAGTAAACTTCCATAGCTCAGCGTGCGAAGTTAGGCGGTGTATAACTACGAAGTCATCAGCTTTATTTGCGAACGCTTTACCGCCTTCAATATCCGACTTAAAAGGTATTCGTACTTGTCCTTGCCATTGGTGGTCTTTAGGATAAACAGCTCCTAACCTTCCGCTTGCGCTCGTAGGATGTGCGTTAATAAATACCGAGTGCTTGCCCTCTTTAGTTACCATCTTTAGCTCGTTCAATACGTCGTAGTTACTAGAATAAGTTAAATCTGTCTTAAGTGAGTTCCAAGGGTCTATTAGTAGCGTATCTCTTCCTGAATTTAAGTATAAGTCTATTACCTCCCGCGGCTCGTATCGTTTCGTGTTGTCAATAAAACTAAAGTGGTTTTCTAACTTTATTTCTGCTCGTCGTATTTCTTTGTGGCTTAAGTCCATAAAAGACTTATTGCAGTACATCTGTACAAGGTCGCGCATTATCTTACCCGCGCTGTTTTCGTCGCAGAATAAACAAAAGCTTAAATCGTGATTAGTCGCTAGTGCTAGAAAGTACCAAAGTTGAAAATATGTCTTACCTACGTTGTCGTGTCCGAGAAATATGTTTAACTGGTTGTGCTTGTAGACAAAGTTCTCATCTAAAGCGCAGCCTAGTTTTAAGCCTTTAGGTATCTTACCGTCTCGGTAGTCCGTTAAAAACTTTGTGCTGTGTCCGTTGTTTAGTATCATTTATTTGTAGCTTTTTTAACGTGTTCTACTAACGGATCTACTCTTGCACGTCCGTTCTCTCCGTGTTCTTTCTTAAGCCAGTTCTTAGCCGTCAAATATAAGGAAACATATTTACTGTTGCCTTTGTAGTTTTGTATCGCATCTAAAACCGTATCTATTTGCTCTTTCGTGTAGTTCTCGTTTAGCTTGATGCATTCTGCTTTTGTTATTTTCAAATGTTTAAAAGACATATATATATCTTTATTATCATTTACATTTACATTTACATTTACATTATCAGTTGACGCTCGTAAACGCTCGTTAACGGTCGTTGCATTTCGTTGACGTTTCTCAGCGCTTTTACGCCCCGCTTCTCTGCGTTGCTCTAGTTGTGTTTCCCACTTCTGTAAATCCCTCTTCAATTGTCGTTTAATACTAATAAAAGCAAGTTCAACAAGTTGGTTATCTGCTGTAGGATTTTCATCGTTAACGTAAGAAAATATATGTTTAATTAATTTACCCGCTACTTCGTCAGGTAGAAAACTAAATAGGTCTTGCTGGTCTGCGTAAAGCACGAAGCTCTTTTTATCTTTTGCCATAGTTTAAATTCTTAAATAGTTAATTTTAATTTTGTTTTTTAATTCGCTTTCAATATCAATTTTATAATGCTCGGCAATATTAAGACAAACTAAAACTATATCTGCTAATTCCTCTTTAAAATTATCCATATCCCTAAATTCTAAAGACTCTTCAAACTCGGAAACTTCCTCATATAATTTATCAATAAATTGAAATAAGGTAGTAGAGGGGGTTATTAGCCCCCTTTTTACTGTGCTATCGTAATTTGTTTTTATTATTTCTTTCATTTTAAAAAAGTTTTACATCTTCATACTTTGAGAACGTTCTTTTTTTAGCGTGTTTTAGGTTTTCAATAGCTTGGTTAAAGTAACTATCTTTTAACTCTATACCTATTGCTTTACGCCCTAAAGATACTGGACTATAAACCTCACTACCTACACCCATAAACGGAGTTAAAACAACTTCATTTTCGTTAGTGTACATTTCTACTATCCTATCAATTACATCTAATTGCAAAGGGTGTACGTGTTTTTCGTCGTCTTCTGTTTTACTTTCTCGATACGGTAAAACATTGTCTATACGGACGTCATCCCATACAGCCGAAGCGTAACGCTGCCATATGTAATGGCTCAACTTATTGCTTTTCGGGTCTTCGTGATACTTATACTTTGAGTTCAAATGTTCCCAAAGTTGCTCCTCGTTAAATCCGTCGTTAGTTGCATTATTCCACGCTTGTAAAATATTAGGTAAAACTGGTGTAGCTCCGTGGTATCTTTTTAGCCCTTGAGGGTGTGTTACTGGTACTTCGTTTTCGCCTTTCTTTGTAAATATTAGCATATAGTCAGGCATAGCTGTAAAACATTTAGTCATATCTTCAACTACAAATTTATGCATTAAACTTTGTACCATTGTACGCATACGAACTTTTAACGGTTCTTTCCAAATTGTTATACGGTTACGATATTCAAAACCATGCTTTTCATGTAGTCTAATAATCTCGTGAGGAAAGTCCCAAAGGCGCGAAGTATTATCAAATACATCCGTACAGTGTACAGCGTTTATACGCCCTTTCTTTGTTACCCTAGCCATTTGCTCGATTAAAAAATCGTATTGCTCTAAAAATTGTTCCTTACTTTCGCAGTTGCTAAAATCGTTAGGACTACTTGAGTAGTTGTATAAACCCGCAAAAGGTGGAGAATATACCGATAAATCAATACTCTCGTCTTTAAGCGTTGGTAATACGTGCATACAATCTCCGTTATAGATTGCGTAATCATCTGTTAAAACTTGTTCTTTTACTTTCATGTTAGATAAATTTTGGTGTTTCTATTTGTTTATTAAATTCTTTTGTTTTGTGCGTAAAGTCCGCGTTTACATTTTCTACTAGATTTTGATATAGCTGTATTGCTTTTTCGGTCTTTTGCTGTAGTGCTTCCATTACTCTAGTCTGACCGTCTGAAATAACCATATCAATAGTTACGTCGCGTTGTTGCCCAAATCTCCAAAACCTTCGAATAGCTTGGTAGTATTGTTCGTAGCTCCATGTAGGAAAGAATACAGAGTGATTGCAGTGCTGCCAGTTTAAACCCATACCAGTCATCTTAGCCTTGGTTATTAGTCGAGTTATTTCTCCATTTGCAAAGGCTACTAAAATCTCTTCTTTACGGTCAACTGACATACTGCCTAATATTTCTACAGCTTCACTATCTAAAGACTTTATTAGTCCGCTTTCCTCGTTTCTATTAACCCAATAAACAGAAGTCTTACCTTTTGCTAGTTGAATAGCCTTTTCGCATCTTTCTTTTATTGTGCTTTTCTCTTCGTGCTTTATTTCATTAAAGTTCTTTGCGACTGGTGTAAACATTTGTATCTGACCGTCAACATCTATTAACGAATTGTTTTTAACGACGTGTTTATTTACTATGAGTTCAGGAAGTATATACCTCGTGTCATCAAAACCTAAGTCCGACGGCTTTTTAACCATTATAGACCATTGGTTTACCCATGCAAAAAAGTCCTTTTCTGCGTGTGGTTTAAGATAGTATTTTTCACCTATGTTACGGGCGTTACTGTCTGAGGTGTTATTGTTGTTTTTAAAAAACTTACCTAGCATATCCATATAACCCATATAACCGAGTGCCTCGCTACTTGTGCCTAGTTCTATAAAATCGTTAGGGCTTGGGGTTGCTGTAGATAAATAACGGTATTTTACTTTTTTAATAAAGCTAGTAATTTGATTTTTAATTTTACCGTCAAAGTTCTTTAAAATACTACTTTCATCTAGTATAACCCCCTCAAAGTCTTTAGGGTTTAAATATTGCAACCTTTCGTAATTACATACTACTATTTTCTTTGTGTGCTTTCCGTTTTTTGTTTGCTCGATGTCGTCGGTAATATTCCTATCCATAGCTTCTTTTACAAACTGAAAACCAACCGCTAAAGGCGTTAATATTAATACCTTTCCATTAGTTTCGTTTACGATGTTCACAGCTATAGATAACTGTATTAAAGTTTTACCTAGTCCAGTATCAGCAAATACTGCCATTCTACCTTTTCTAACCGCTTTCTCTATTATTGCTTTTTGAAAATCAAAAGCACAATCAGGAAAGTAATTAGGCTCAAAACCAAACTCTCCTATAAGGTGTTTTTTTTGGTTTAAAAATTGTTCATAGTTCATAATTTAATTGTTTTTTGTGTAAAAAAAAACCTCCGTAAATCCTTGAGGCTCTCACTTCTCAATTCATTACAGAGGTTAATAAAATGTCTGTGTTGCTTATTGTGAGAGCGCAACGTGTACAAATATAACTATTTTTCTTTTTCCCTTACAAAATGTTCGTAAAAATATTCTTGTAAATCGTCTAGCTCTTGCCATACTTCTCTATCGGCTGTTATTTCACGCACTAGCCTATCTAGGTAAGCAGCGTAGTTCTTTGTTCTTTGTTTGAGTTCCCTGTTCCAGTCGATGTCTTCTAGTAAGTCTCTAAGCGTGTAAACAAGTCCCGCTACGTTTATTAATTTTTCTTCTTTTGTCATTAGTCTAGTTTTAAGTTATAATTTTCTAATATTCTTCCTATTTCTTCTCTAATCTTTTCAGCTATTTCGTATTCTGCTTCATTTGCTTGCTGGTTATGGTTTAATATAGAAGCGTCGTACTTTGTAGTTAATCTTAACAGTTGGTCTAATTCCCACATTGCTAACTTCCACTTGTAGCCGTCTAAGGCTGTTAACGCTGCTTCTGCGTCTTCGTCTTTAAATTCTAGTGTTATTTTCATAAGTCAAATATTGTTGTTTGGTTAATATCTTGCTTTCTTTCTATTCCTAGGTATGTTTCAAAGATAGTTCTTCCCGCTTCGTAGTCTAC